CAGAGCCATAGCAGGGATGAGTTATCATAGTAGCAGTCTCCAACGATGACGTTATCCGTTGGTGCCGATGAGTTAGCGAGGTTGATTCTGTGGTATCCATCCGGCGCGGTAGACGCGAAAGATGGCGCGATTATTTCTCTGGACGACGTTATCTTGCCGGAGAACACCCACGAATTGTCGGATGGGTTATATGTGATCCCCGCCCTGGCGAAGAATTGCGTCAGGGTATCAAACGATACAGATCCGTTGTCGAGATAAGGTATACCGACTGCGGCAGACACATCATCGCCCCATCCGCCACGGGCCATCGCCAGCGTCCCGTATATGATGTTGTCCGCGTTGTCCGTAGATCCGGTAGACGTGCCACACGTCCCCCACGTCGGAGGGGATGCCGTGCCGGAGGATTTGAGGCAATACCCGGATTGCCCTAACCCGAGCATTGAGACTGCGCCGCCGGTGCCGAAATATGGCATTCGCCACGGAGAGACTACGCCGTATGACATCCCGTACAGGTTTGCATTGCCGCCCTTGATCGAATTGTCCTGTGGGAAACCAAACGTGTTCAGGTTGATGGCATATATTCTGCGACCGCCAGCACTGTCTATATAACCGGACGGAGCCAAATACATATCGCCGGCATTATTTTCACCGGGTCCGCCGATCAGCCGTACTTCGGTTTCCGCGAGGCACAAAAAAGGCGACGCTGCTATCAGCGTCGCCATTGCGACCGCAAATATTTTCTTCGTCATCCCCTTGCGACCTCCCTTGTGGCGGCAACGATGGCCCTCAGCGATTCTATCCCCGCGTCCGCGGCTCCGCTCTTGCCGCCCTCAAGCGCGAGAATACGCGCCTCGTGGTCGGCAAGTATCTTTAGCAGTGCCCCACGCTCTACCAGGCGCCCTGCGGTCACCGGCATCTGCTGTATAGTAATTCCGTCCAGCGACTCCACTTTATCGACCGCTATATTGCCCGCAGCGTATTCATCTCGGATGTCTGGGTACGCGGCGATGTGCATACCAATGTCGGCATATTCGCCTTCGGAGATGGCCAACACCGGAACTCCGTTATGACGGAACACTAAATATGGCATTGGATGCCCCCTCTAACTAATCTAATGCTTCAGGATCTTTGCAACCACGGAATATGGGTCTACCTTCCCATAAACCGTCTCCGGATCTTCCTCGGTGTAATCGTATATCTGCTGATATATCGTCTGCGAGCCAGACAGACCATAGGCGACGATCTTCTGGACTGCGTATACATAACTCGTGGAAGATGTGCTCACGCCGTTGGAGTAATACGCGCCGACGCGGAAGCGCTGATACGCGATTCCGCCGCTTGTGGTCCTCAACTGGCCAATAATTGATATTTCGACAATTGACGATGTTGACAGGGACGGCAATGTTATTGTCATGGACCCGGAGTCGGCGTAATCCGCCCCCACATCGCACTTCCTGCTCGATTCCGATATCTGCCCGGCAGGGGTTATCAACGCTTCCTGTATTGCCTCTACCGCGTCATAGAGCGTCTCGCCAGCCGTGTTGTAGTCGCTATGGCATCCGATCAGTCGCACCTTGTAGTATCTGGCCGTTGACGGAGGGACTGCCGCTCGCGTAAATATGTTCCACGATGTCGGATTATTGGATGCATCGTCATATATGGATGTATAACTTGTTCCACAAGCGGTCTTGTCGTCATCGTACCAAAGCAGCTGCACCACATTATGCACATCGGGAACGGTGGATTTCAGCGCGAATCTTATCGCAACAGGAACACCCTCCGCGCAAGTAATACAATCCTCCGTGTCCATATATCCGCCGCCGCTTCCTGTAGACACGAACCGATAACATACGCCGCCGTGCGCCTGGTCCGCCGCATATATGCCGCTTGATCCGCCGGAGAATAACGTGACCGCCCAGTTGTCTGGAACGCCATCGGAGTCGCTGTCGTTCTCGAACGATCCATTTAAGATGTAATCTGACGACCCCGCGCCAGATCCACCGATCAGGTTATACAGGTATGCGAGGTTATCTATTACGGCGTCGATGAGGGATTTCAGCGTTCCGCTTCCCTGCGCCGGCTTCGTTATTGCGGTATAAGGCATTTCGTGCGCCTCCCGTGTCCGCTATATCCACGCCCCGGCCATGTAGGAGTCCGGGTCAGTCGAATCCGCAAATCCATTGTCGTCGAGCCAATACCCGCAATTCTGCCGCGCCCATGATTTCTGCGCCGCTGTCCATGACGGGTTCCACTCCTCGCAAGACCCGCCGCCGAGCCGCATCGGGAACGTCATGGAATCGGCAACCCAATATCCCGGAGTGTCCTTCATCCCTCGTAGATCCCCCAATACCACATCTACCCACAGCGGACCGGCAAGGCGCCGGCGCACCTCCAGCACCTCTAATACCGCGTCTATACCGGCCTCATCGAACCTGACGTGGATGTATTCTCCAGGTTTCAACCTCCACGCCCTATGCGACAGGCGGGCGCGGTATTTCCTGATCCGCTCCCCTCTCATCCTGGCCGTGCGTTGGCAAACATACATCGCATCATCCGGGCTTGTTAGCGGCAGATCGCCCAAGTCGGAGACAACCGCAGTGTTTGCGCCTTGCAGATATTGCGATTCCGGGCGGTCATACATAACACGCTGGGAATAATCCTGTTGCTCTCTGTATTGGTACCCGGCCCTTATACTCGAAAATATTTCCGTTGCGTCCGTTGCCACTTCGAGTTTTTGAATCTCGCTGTCAACGAATGAAAGGCAGGACTCCCCAGGCACGGGAACCCACGCGACGAATCTATATTTACCGTCCAGCGCATGGTGGAACGACGCTCCAGCTACAGAGCATATGTCTCCTATGATCGATGACGCATCGTCCTCTTCTCCGAGATACAGCGACATCGCCATTCTGGTTACAGCGTTCCCGTCCGAATCTATCCCGATGTGATAGTGCGACCATGAAGCGGAGAACGATTCCGCGTCTATCGAAGACTCGGGTTCGCATAGCCATGTCACGAGAACATCCTTCACGACGTCCGCCGGATTCACCATGAGGGAGCCGTCAGGATTTGTCCTGCCTCGGAAATCCACGGCCACTTCAGCGTCCCCATCCCAATCATCGGCGGACAGCGTGAATTGGGCCGTACTCTCATCGTTAGTGGCGAAAGACACGCCTACCCATGTAGGAGTCTCCGCGTCTTCCGTGGCTTTCTTTTTCACGCGTACAGCGATAAATTCCTTTATCGGGTGATTGGCCACCTTGAATGTGTTGGTGGTCTTATCTATGCATGTCGGGCTTACGTCATACACGGTTCCGTATACTATTGGGATCGGATCTCCAGCTCTTGATTCATCCATGTTCGGATAGGCGTCGAGAGTCCAAACATCGACGGGGATCTTGCGCTTCAGTGCGCTTTTCTTTTCCTCCAACTCAAGGGAAAATACAGATGCGCTGTGGGACCAACCGACGATCCTTACTCCGGCCACTGTCTCATAATCGGAATAGTCGCACGGGCGATATACGCGCACAGGGGCCATCGCCGACGGTATTTCCGCGAGTGTCCCGCCGCCGGTGTCTGCATAAAGTTCTCCGCCGGACTCCGCTATCGCACCATCCACGCCCTGCCCCAATGGAAGGTCACGCACGATTTCGTCAATGCCGAGTTTGAGGATCGCCTCGCCGGAATCCCACTGTATGTCGTTTAGCGCGTCGAAATACCCATCTCCGCCGGCAAGATCAACCTTCCCTGCGCCGACCTTCCCAGGTTCCCCGAACATCGCCTCAATGCGTGCGGTAAGATCCGGCAATGATATGATCCTGCCGTCGTAATACATCCCGTTGATAACACGGCATTCGGTCGAAAACAGGAATAGCACTCTGGCCTGAACCGTCTTGCCGTATGGCGTAGATGAGTCAGACGGATGTATATACACCCTGCCGTTAGATTGATCCCAATGGTACGACCCGGAGTTAGACTCGACAGCACCTATGGACGGGAGCGAATTCAGCGGGGCTCCGTTTTCGTTTACCCCCACTACGCGCCTATTGGTAGATGCATAGTAGGTATGGGTTTTCCCTTCCGCGAGCGTCCAGTATTTCAGCCATTCGCCCGCGACAATCTCCAGCAACGCCACAGGACGAATGTTTGGATATTCAAGACGATCAGACAGCGCAGTCATAATTCCTCTCGCAACTTAAACGGGACGGACCAATAAATGCCGCCCTTAAGATGCTCGACCTTACGCTTCCCAAGCTTGGACAGCTTCCCGTAATACATCCACTTCATCGATATGCTTTGAGAATCTATAGCGATGAAGAACGGGGTGTGAGTCCCGACGTAGGCGCACAATGATTCAATCTGCTGCATCTGCGAGTCGGTAATGAAATAAAACTCGCCGCTTATCTCATCGTAGGAATCCCGTATGATGCTGTATGATTGCCCGGCGAGAGAATATTCGGTTTCGGACAGATCAACAGAGTCGATCTCCAGCGACCCGTAGGAGAACGATTGCTCAATTGTAGACACCGGCCCAAGAAAGACCCTCCCGATGTCCCTATATTCCGATGCGCCAGACTTCGTGAAAATGATCCTCCAGTACCGATACTCCTGCGGCGATGATAATACCTTCTTAATTGTTCCTGCAGAGTAGGTCAGGGTTTCGCTTACCGCCGGATCGCTCCATGTATCCGTCGCGTTCCCTTGTAGTTTTATGTCGGCGTCTTCCTCGGTCAGCGTATGGTCGAGCAGAATCACCGCCTGTATAGACATCGCCGAACCCAGGTCGAACACAATCGCTTCGCTCGCTGAAGACGTTCCGGTCCTGTAGACCCGCTTGCGATGCGGATGCGCAATATTCGCAACCGGGAGGTCTGCATTCTCCGATGCGGCGGATGTGATAGTCGTCGAGTAATCCACCACGTTGTCATAAAACAATCTGATAGCCATTATGCGGGCACCAATTGGATACGCCCGTACCTACCGGCGTTCCGGTTGATCCACGTTGCGAGCATGTCCCCATCGAGCATCAGCTGGATTACTCCAGGTCCGGACTCATCAAGCGGAGTTATTTTTTCAGGCCCCTTCTCCCCGACGAGTGCGATTGTCGGACTGCTTACAACGCCGCCCTCTGCGAGGGCCGGAATAGATAGCACCTTGGCAAGTGCTACCGTAGACGATAATCCTGCCATCGCCGGAGCGGCGTTGCCGCCGAACGTCGCAAGCGATGCCAAGGCCGCTGCCGGCGCCCACGCTGCGGCGACCGCGGAACCCGTTGCTACCGATACCGCTATCTGCTCAACGGCTGCCGCCTTCTCGAACGCGGCCATGAAAAGTCTTGATACAACCCACTTGGCGACGTAATCGGAAATAATCGACAACAGCATCGTTCCAAGTCCCTTTACCGCGTCTTTCGCGGTAAGAGTGCCTTCGACGATGCCTTGGATGGTTGAGGACATCCAACCCTGAAGCCCGCCGTATAACTGACGCATCGAATCGACAATTGCAAGATTTGCATCGAGCCACGCAGTCCGGTACATATCGGACAATTCAACCGACTGCTGATATACGGCGTTCCACTCCTGCTGCTGCTCAATGCTCCGCTTCGTCGCCTCCGCGTCCATGCTGGCGATGCTTTCGATGCCGTCTATCCTCTCCTGCGTCATCGCGCCGAACGCCGCCGCAAATTCCTCCGCCTGTTGTTTCTGCGGCGCCCAATATTCGGCTTCCGCCTTCTCAAGCGCGTCCAACGCCTCAATTGCTCCGCTATACTGTGCCCGGATCGTCTCCATCTGATCCGCGAACGTGAATTGCTCTTTCCCTTTCCCTGTTTTCTTCGTATCCGTCTTGCCGGAAATACTACGTGCGTCCCTCTTCGCTGGCCCCCATGCGGACACGCCCATCGCTTCCGCGTCCGCTCCAACCGTTGCGGATTCGGGCCGTTCGTTTTGCATCCATGCGGCCCTTGCGGCCTTGCGGATCTCCCACAATTTTTCAAGCATGATGATCGCCTTGCCGGTCCACGACACGATCCGCATCTTCATACGATCAATCGCGTCGCCTGCGGCATCAAGCGAATTGATGGTATTTTCATCAAGGGCTATTCCGAGATTTACCGCTTCATCCTTCATCTTGCGAATGCCGGCAGCGCCTTCATCCATCATCGGCAGGATGTCCAACCCGGCACGTCCGAATATGGCGAGCTGGATCGCGCTCTTGTTCGCCCCGTCATTAAGCTCTGACATCTTATCCGCGATGAGTTCAAACACCTCCTGCGGTTTCATTTTTTCCAACTCCGCAGTGGATATGCCTAACTCGCTGAACGCCCTCGCGGCATCGGACGTCGGGTTCGCTGATTCGGCAATTGCCTTGTTCAGAAACTTGAATGAATTACCCAACGTCTCCAGTTCGACGCCGTTCATCTTCGCGCCGTATGACAGTTTCGACAGCTCCGCTGCTGATACGCCGTATTTCTTGCCCATGTCGGAGAGTTTCGATCCGAGGTCAATCGCTTCCTTTGCCATCGCCCCGAGGCCTGCAATGCCTACTCCTGCGCCTATCGCGCTGAAGGCAGCCGTTATCTGATCGGTGGCCTTGCGGACAATGTGCACCGCCTTGCCCATGTCGTTCTGGAGTCTGGCAAGGTTCGCCCCGATCTCTATGAGCAGTGTTCCGGTCGTGGAAGCCATTTATTCCCTCTTCGCGTTGACGAATGGCATGAAGTCCGCCGGAGTCAGCGGCTTGCTATCCTTGCCGCGATTCGCGTTGTAAATCAGAGAAGACGTTATCGCCTGCCGCACATCGCCGCGTATTTCCCCTATCGGCTCGATGCGGTCATATGCCATCCACTCCGACAACTCTTCGCTTGTTATGCGAGACAACATCTCTCGTACTGTCATCCCGAGAGCGAGCGCTAATCGGAAATAGAAACGTCGCTCGTCTCGGGTTCGGAGTTTTTTTCCATGTCCGAAACTTCCTTCGCGCCTATTCCGTTCAGGCGCATCGCAACCTCGAATACACGATTCAGCGCGATTGCGGATTTCCTGCCGAGGACTTCCGCGTCCTTGTCCTGGAATATCCTGTTCCCATGCTCATCTACGGCGCAGTAAGCCACAAGTAAGGCGCGGATGTTTTTCATCGCGCCCTTGCCTTCCGCGAGTTTCGCCTCAAATGCGTCCCGCTCCGTGCCGGTGAACGAACTCACATACACATCCCCGCCCCATTCAGGTACGTTGACCAGCTCGCGCTTGAGGTCCGCCGCCTCAAGAATCATGTCCCTTGTTAGGGTCATGCCCATGTAGTGACCCCCTTCTTTCTGATCGTCACGCTTGCCGTGACTACACCATCAACGGAAAGTTTCGTCCCATACCCGGAGACGAACCCGGTGAAGTTTTCCGTAGTGGTCCCCGTATCGGCATAGACAACCTGGAAATCCACCTCCGCTCCATCCTCGAAGCGTTCCCTGATGGCATTCTGCCCGGCATCGGAGAAATCGACGTTGCA